AGATAAAAAATGGCAAAGCAAATAACTGTAACAGTTGAAAAAATAAATGGTAATGCTCCATCTGGAGGTAGTTTTAGCAAACAGCTTAATACTGATCGTATTGAATCAGCAGAAACTCAGGGGGGTAAAGGTAAAGTTACCTATTGGAATGCAAAAGCAAATAGGTATGATGTTTTAACAACTACCCAAACCCAAGCTCAGATTCAAACTCTTTGTAATGCGGTAGATACTCCAATGAATGGCCAAGTTACTTCAGGTAACCAAACCAATGCAGCAGGAGCTACTTCATCCATTACTATCACAGATGCTAACATTACAACTACATCTAAGATAGTAGCTTCATTAGATGCTTATTCAGGTACAATTGGTACTAATGGGGTTCCTGTATTAGTAAAAGTAATCCCTGGAGCTGGCTCAGCTACTGCTATAATTGTAAACGTTCATGCTTCAAATGCTTTGAACGGAACAGTTAAGATCAATTATCAGATTAACTAAGTATATTTTTTTAATGGGCTGGGGGCTTATATTCTTATGAGTATAAGCCCTTTTTTGCTTGGACTATTTTGGATAAAGTAATATTATGGAAAATAAAGGAGTTAATATCTTAGATCATTATAATGTACCTACTACTAATATAGTTATGCCCTCTGGGTTTACAGTGGAGATTAGAGAGCAAAATGGGGATGATGATGATGTTTTATCCAGGATCCAAGATGTAAATGATGGTAGTTCAGTCCATAAATTTATAGCGGGTATTATAATGTCCCATTCTTTGGGTACAACTAAACTAACTGCTACAGATATTCTAAATTGGAAATTACAAGATAAATATTATCTTTTATTTAAATCCCGTTTATTTTCATTAGGTAAAGATATTGTATTCACTCATAAATTTCCTGATGGTACAACTATAGATTTTGAAGAAGACCTTTCAATCTATGATTGGGATTTAAGTAAACCCCTTCCTCCTGAATTTATCATGGAGGGTGATAAAAAGAAACCAAATCCTGAGTATTTTAAATATCGTATAACCCCCCATGCAGGAGGTAGTGAGCCAAGTAGGACTCTAACTCTTTCTAGTAAGAAAATCGTAAAGTATGATTATATTACTGGAGTAGGAGAATATTATTTACTACAAAAGAACCAGGACGACGTTAGTAAGAATGATGAGCTAAGAGCAAGGAATCTTCAAATGAATATAGATGGTAAATTCCAGACTATAGAAGTATTCAAATTATTCAACCCTACTGATATGAGGGAAATAAGAGAAGACATGGAAAAATATGATTCTTTAGATTTTAGAGTTTTATGTGATGTAACCAGTCCTAAAGATGGTTATACTGAAACCATATCTTTAATCATGAACCCAAGTTTTTTCTTCCCAACGAAGGGCACGACAAAATAAAGACAATGTCAATTGAAGGCCAAATAGCATTCATGAGTTTTGCTGGCCTTCATTTCACTTATACTGAATTCATGCAAATGCCTAGAAGTAGGCGTATGAAATTTTTAGAATTTACTGAACAGCATTTAAAAGCTCAGCAACCCTCGAATAGACAAACATGATTGGTTTAGGAAGTGCTAACTTAGGTATAGGTATAGCAGTAACCCTCAGGAACGCCTTTACAGGACCGGCCCAAAGGATTACTGCTTCTATGCGTGATATGAATAAGGAACAGAGAAATCTGCTCCATTCAAATCTTATTGGTTTAAGAAACATGGGTGCTGGGGTAGCAGCTATTGGTGTAGGAATGGCCATGGCTTTTAACCAATCTGTAAAAGAAGTAGGGAAATTCCATAATACTTTACAGGGAGTAAAAGCTAATACAGGTTTATCTACCAAAGAGATGAACAAACTCAAGTATTCAGCTATGGATCTGGGTATAGCTTTTGGAGCTATGCCACAGGAAGTAGCTAATGCTATGAAGGATGTATCTAAAGCAGTAGATATTAAAAACTTAGGAAGAAAAGGTATCTTTAATCTTACTAAGGATGCCTTATTATTGGGTAAGATTGGAGAAACAGATATAGGGGGAGAAAAAGGTTCTGCGGAGATCCTTATTAACATCATGTCCCAATTTGAACTCCAAGCTAATAGGTCAAGGGAGGTAGTAGATAAATTAGCTATGACCGCTAATAAAACCACTACAGATGTTAAGGGATTAGCTGAAGCATTTAAATATGGTGGAGCAGAAGCTCATAGGTTAGGATTAAACTTAGATGAAACCCTTGCATTCTTTGGTATCATGGGTCAATCGGGTTTGAAAGGTTCATTAGGAGGTACTACAGGAGGTAACTTCTTAAGGTATTTAACTAAAGCTGTAGGTCAATTTAGGACTGAAAGACAGAGTGAAGGGTTAGCTATGATTGGGTTAAGACCCGAGGATATCATGGATACCAATGGTAACCTTTTAAAATTAGATGTAGTTCTAACCCGGATAAGGAATTCCTTAAAAGGTATGAATAATGTTTCCAGACAGAATGCAATGGAAGCAATATTTGGAGTAAGGGGTTCTAGAGCTGAAACTGTACTTCACATGTTAGATAAAGCTAACTTTGGAGCGGGATTTAAAGAATTATTAAAATACCTACAAAATTCTAAAGGTTATGCAGCTATGCAAATGGCTGTAAGAATGCAAACTTATGAACAAAGGGTAAAACAATTTAATGCTGCTTTATTTACTTTGAAAGAAGCATTAGTAACTCACTTTGTTCCTTTCATGTTACCTGTACTCCAAAAGTTAACTGCTACAGTTAAATGGTTAGCTGAGAAAGCTAGAACACCCATCGGGAAATTCATTGTTATCTTAGGGGGTGTAACTATAGCTTTAGCTACAATTGGGGGCTTAATATCAATGATCACTGGAGGCCTTGGAGCTCTAGCTCTAACCAGTAGAACCAGCTTCACAGGAATGGCCAATGCTGCTAAATGGGCATTTAGAATGATGGGCTTGGAAGCTATGATATTCCAAAGAAAAGCTCAGGGAGCTTTAATATTTAATGAAGGGTTGGGGAGATGGACTAATGGTAGAACGGGTAGAATGGTTTCTAAGAGGGTAGCTGAGAGATATCAAAGAATGTACGGGGGAGGTAAAACAGGTATGTTGGGTAAAGCATTCTCTTTCCTAACAGATATGTTACCTTTCATGGGTAATTTTAGCTTTAAGGGGGGAGCAAGGGGAATGTTTGGAGGTATAGGAGGCTTAGGTAGATCTATAGGAGGACTTAGTGGGGGTATAACTAGGTTATTACCCAGCTTATTAAGATTTGGGGGATTAATAGGAGCTATAGTAACTGTTTTGGGGGTAGTGGTAGGATGGAGAAATCTTTTCGATGGTATAACTTACGCTATAGGCACCTTCCTTCAAGCTATCTATGGGGGTATACAATTTCTTAACCCTCTCTCAGATACCTTTATGGACTGGTCTGCAACTGCAGAAGAATTTAGTAGAAGACAATTTGGTTTAAAACAATCTTTAGGTTGGACTCATGCTAAAGATTATGAGGAACAACAGAGGTTAGATAGGAAAGATAAATTCTATAGTCCTTACGTAAGTAAAGCTTATGATGAGGCGATGGATAGGAAAATGAGAGCTATAGAATTACGTTATACCCAAAGACAACAAGTTAATGTTAATATGGATGGTAGGAAGATAAGTGAGCATACTCAGAAATATACAGATAACCTTTTTGTTAAAGCTAACCCTGTAAAATAATGCCAAAGATAGTAAATAATATCAGCTTACAAACTCAGGATCAATCTATTGAGAGAGTGGCTAGAGATATGTACCTTGTGGATCTTAACGTAAGGAAAGATAATAGCATTGGGTATGAGTATATAAAATTTCAAAGTGTACCTCCAGAATTAGCTTTTGAGTCTAATTCTAGTTTTGTTCCCATTGCTACAGTAGGAAGGAATAACCCTTTCTATCATTATACAGGTAGTGAGGATATTTTGAACTTTACATTAGATTGGTATGCTAATGATACTTTAAGACTTGGAGTAATTCAAAGTTGTAAATGGTTAGAAGCTTTAACTAAAGCTGATGGATATTTAGAAGAGCCTCATATAGTTAAATTAATTTGGGGAGATTTATTCGAAGATTCTACCTGGATTGTTACCAAAGCTTCCTACAGGTTAACCCAATTTCAAGCAATAGGGATGAGACCTGTACAAGCATACCAGGATGTAGAGCTTAGGAGAGTTATAGGTCATAATAGGTTAAGAAGTGAAATTTTAGATCCTTTTGTATAATGGCAATTAAACTAAGAGAAGATAACCCCTATGTAACCGGTTCAATTATTAAATTGAAAGATGGTACAATGTTGCTTGAAAGAGTTCCTATAGTTTATAACTTTACAGGAGAGGAGAAATTTAAGAAGGTAGGAGAGGGAGATACTTTACAGGACATAGCTTTTAACTTCTTTAAGAATTCTAAGTATTGGTGGATTATAGCAGATGTAAATTCTATTATTAATCCTTTTGAATTGAATGTAGGAGTTTCTTTAACCATCCCAGATATTAAGGGTATTAAGATTAGGTTATGATTAATCAAGTAGGTTACGCTGGAGTATTCGTAAAAGTATTTGATGGTAATGGTAATGACATTACTCCTCCTAAAATAACCAATTTTAGGTACATGCATTCCGAGAAAGCGGATGATGCAAGTTCCATTGTGATAGAGAGTTTAGATCCTAATTTACCAGACAACCCCGCTCTTCAGGAAAACTGCAAAATCCAACTATTATGGGGTTATGTAGGGGGAACTATAAGTGGTAAAAGATCGGTTTATATTTTTGATATTCATACATCCTATGATGCTCAAGGGGTTAGGATGGAATTAAAATGCTATGATAGGTTATCCTATTTAAAGATGACTTCCAGCACAAAGGTACACTCAGGTACAGTTGATGACATAGCTCAAAGTATAGCTGATGAAAATGGTTTAGAATTATCTAGTGGGGAAGCTTCTGATACTATAGTTCCAGGATTTAATACCGAAGCTCCTTTCATAAGACAAGATAGTGGTTATGTATCTCAAGCTGTAGACAATACAGCTGTAAATGTTAGAGGTTATATAGTACCACAAGCTAATATGTCCGATTTCAAAATGCTTAGGGATGTATTAGATAAAAAACCGGGAGGACCTTGGGTATTAGAAGGTAGAGATGATAGTATGATAATAAGGACCCGTAATTTTAATCAAACCCCATTAAGAACTTATAAATGGAAATCGGAACCAGGATTCTTATTGAGTTTTGTACCAGAAAGTAAAAACAAAAGCCACAGAGCTTCTTCAGCTAATCTTAATGTATCGGGTTGGAATCCTGAATTAAAATCCTACATAGAAGGAGATATAGGCCAAGTACATGATAGGGATGCTGTACTTAATAATTATGTAGAAACATCAGACAGGACTTTAAATCAAACAAGTGGTAAAGATTCAGACGCTAATAATATCCAAGATGATGTAGAGCAAGTAGAACCCTTAAATTCAGAAAGTTTAGATTCAGATACTGCTCAAGAAGAAAGGATAACAGAAAGTGATCAACCTGATATTGAGGATACTACTTCGGTTGATGATTCAGATACCGAAGATAGTACAACTGCTGTGGGCAGTCCTTGGAAGGTAAGAAGGATTAATACAGAATCCCCAGCTATCAAACAAGATACTGGGCTAACTTCTCAGGCTACAGATAATACAGCAGTTATAATTAGTTCAAAAATATTCTTAAAACCTGATTTAAGTGAGAAGCTTCACACTATAGAACAGGACGAAGAAGGTATATCAGCTGAAGCTCTAAATAAAAGGAAAGAGGAAGAGTTAGCTAAGAATGCTGCTAATGCTGTAGTTATAGGAGATCCCCAATTGGTTTCAGGAAAGGTAGTAACTATCTTAAATGTAAGCAAGAAACATTCAGGTAATTATTATATAACTCAAGTAGAACATGTTCTAGAAGTTCCCTCGGGTTATATCTGCAATATGCAGTTAACACGTAATGGAGATAACATCAATGGTCCAGGTAAAGTAAAATCTACTACTTTAGATAAAGTGGTTAATAATACTATAGGGAATACAGATAGCATTAGAGATAGAGATATATTAATTAATGAAAAAACTTTAGACTCAGATTCAGGCTTAGTAGAATAATATGGAGGTATTAAGATTCATACAGGATTTAGCTTATAAAGGGTTAGAGAAATTTGGAAAATATTATTCCTCTTACAGAGGTTTTGTGGTTGATAGAGAAGATCCTGAAGGGTATGGTAGAGTTAAAGTTAAAGTACCAGATGTATATGGAAAACAGCTATATGACTACTGGGCTTGGCCTAAGAATTGTTTTGCTGGTAAAGACTACGGTTTTCAATTAATCCCCCAAAAGGGAGAAATGGTATGGGTTGAATTTGAATTGGGGGATGCTAGAAGACCCATTTGGAGTTTTGGTCATTTTGGTAAATCAGGTAATACAAAAGAAAAGCCAACAGAGATTGCTTCTAATTATGACCTTATTTGGTTTAAAACTCCAAAAGGTAATACTATAGAAATAGATGACAAAGAAGGTATAATCCGATTCACTAATTCTAAAGGTAAAGTTATAGAATTAAATGATAATATAAGTATAGGTTCAAAATCTCAATCGAGTGAGGCTGCTGTTTTGGGAGATAAAAATGCTGATGCTTTAAATGGTATAGCCGATAAAATCAACACTTTATGTGATAAGTTAAGGACTTATGCAGAAACTCAATCAGGAGTTTGTCAGGGTCCTTTAGCTCCATTACAAGCGGGTTATCAAACTCTAAACTTAGAGATCACTACTATACAAACTACATTAGTTGATGATATAAAGCTTTTAGCTGAAAAAAGTAAATCCCTTACTGTAACTATAGATTAAAATGGCTAATTTAACTCAAAAGACTTTCCTAGGTCAAGGTATAATATTCCCCATAACTTTAAACAGTTTGGGTAGACCTGATATTGAGACTGGGATAGACTTAATAAGAAGTTCAATAAAAATTATCCTTAATTGGCCTTATGCTACCAGGTTTTTCTTAAATGAATTTGGTTGCAGAATTGAAGAGCTATTAGAGGAACCCAATGACAGCATAGTAAAATCTCTAGTAAAGCATTTTATAGTAGACAGTATTTCTAATTTTGAGAAGAGAGTTGAACTACTAGAAGTATCAATAGTTAACCCCACAAGTTCTTCATTAGATATTAAAATAAGCTATAGAATCTTAAGCTCTCAACAAGAGGATAGTTTTATTTTCCCATTCTATAAACAAATCGTATACTAATGGCAATAGTAAATAACCCCTGGGTCGGATACATAGATAGGTCTTATCAACAAGTAAAGGCTTCTTTATTAAATAGGTTAGTAACAACTAATCCAGAGATAACAGATCATAGTGAAAGTAATATCCTTATTATTATCATAGGGATGTTTGCTGGATTGGTTGAGATGCTTAACTACTATATCGACAATATGGCAAGGGAAGCTTTCTTAATGACCTGTCAGAAATTTGAATCTGCTGTAAAAATAGTTAAGTTATTAGACTATAGAATTAAGGCAAGATATCCTGAAACAGTTGACCTATTATTCAGCTTAACGGATGGTTCAGGTAACTTAGTAACTGTAGTTAACCCTGTAACTATTTCTAAAAATACCCAAGTAACAAGTAATAATGGGGTAAGTTTCTTAACTTTAAATGATTTAGTAATACCTGCGGGCTCTAGCCAAGGAACTATAGGAGCATCCCAAACTACTTACAAAAGTAATATAAATCTAGGAACAACTTCTGGAGCAGCTAATCAGATAGTTAACATAGGAGTAGATTACCAACAGGATAGTATGAGTTTATTGATTAATGGTGAGATCTGGACTTATGTACCAAGTTTTGCATTATCCAAAACTACTGATAAACATTTCCTAATTGATATTGATGTAGATGCTATAGCTAAAATTACTTTTGGAGATGGGGTAAATGGAGCTATCCCTTTATCTGGGTATACAATCTATGGTAATTACCAAACTACCCTAGGACCCAATGGTAAAGCTGAAGCTAATACCATCTCTACTATTTCAAGCCCCCCTACTATAGCTGGAGTAAATTTATTAACTGTAAATAACCCATCCTCATCTTCCGGGGGAGCTTATTATGAGGGTTTAAATGAAATTAGAAAGAATGCCCCTTTATCCATCAGGACTTTAAATAGAGCTGTAACTAGACAGGATTATAAAGATCTTACAGTATTAGCCCCAGGCGTATCCAAAGCAGACGTTAAATATTGTTGTGGAAAGAAAATAGATATATACATAGCTCCAACGGGGGGAGGATTAGCTCAATCCCCTTTAATAAATAACACAACTGATTATTTAGAGGGAGTTAAGATGATAACTACTAAACTAAATGTACAAGCTGCGGGAGAAACCGATATATACATAAAAATCGCTGGACAATCAGCCTTTAGAGTAAGTCCCACAGTATCTACCAATGATATCCATACAGCCCTTACAACTTTAGGGAGTAACCAAGATATAAATGGTAAAATTAGATTATCAGATATCTACTTAGTTTGTAAAGAATTAAGCTCAGTAGATTATATTAATATAGTTGAGCTATATCCCATGCCTTATGCTAGGCCCTCAGGTCATCTAACTCAATTAAACTGGACTAGGAAAGTACTACCTACTTCAACTACTAAGAATTCCTGGAAAGTAGACTATAATGGTACAACTTTTAGAGTATTTAAAAATAACAATTATTTAGGGACTTTATTAATAGGCCAAATATTCACAGATATTGACCTAGAGTTCACTATCCTAGGAAGTAGCTATACTAGTGGTATGGTATGGAACTTTACTTCTTACCCATTCAATACAAATATTGAACTAGATGATTTCACAGTACCTATTATGAGAGATCCTAATATAGTTATCAATATTGACTCTAATAACTCTAATATATTACCTAACACTAATTGCTAATGGTATCATTTATAAATTACCTTTTTAGTAAATTACCCAAGTACTTTAAGGAACAGGATACATATAAAGACCAAAACGACCAGGGTCTTCTAGAAAGGTATTTGAGTATATTTGGGTTAGAATTAGATGAGCAAGTATACCCTTTAATACAGGATTATTTAAATAATGTAGACCCATTACAAGCAGATAGTAAATTCCTATCCTCTATAGCTTTTAACTTGGGTAATCCCCCGGATTTTACACAGGATGAGCATGAGTATAGGTTATTACTATCCTATGCTATAACCATCTTTAAGATAAAGGGTACAGCTCAATCTTACAACCTCTTATTTCAATTATTCGGATTAACCTGTACTATAGTTGAGATAGAAGCTCCTGAGTTAATACGGTACGATGATAATAATTTATATGATAATTCTGTGATCTATGACACAGAGTGTGATGGTTGTACCTATTACTCATTATTCTATGGTTCAGTTAATGATGATTGTGTACCTCCTCTATTTGATGCAACAATCTCTGAATCAAAAGTACAAAGGATCCTGGATCTAATTTACTTCATAGAACCAATTAATGCTAAGCTACTTGATTTAGTAAGACTTTATAAAATTTGTGAGGATTATGAGACATATAAGGTAGATGGGAGCAATACTGTAATTAATGATATTAATGAGGAAATATCAATTTGTACATATAAAGCTAACATCTATGACTCTAGCGAATTATATGACTCAAGTGTAGAATATGATATTGATACTGATTTCTCTTGTACAGTTATTGCTGGCCTAGAAAATAGGCAATTCGATGATTCCTTTGACTTTAGTTTTGCATAAACTATGAATAAAAGCCAACTAATAAATTACATAGATTTACATATAACAGACCCTGAGAATAAGCAGAATACCGCTGCTGTAGTTAGGGATGTGTTAGAAACTATGGTAACTGAGCTAAACCTACAATCCGTAGGTATGGGTGTAGTATTTATTGATGCTACAAATGGGGATGATACTAATGGAGAACGGGGAAACATAGCTATGCCATTCAAAACACTTTCAGCTGCTTTAAGTGGGTCTGTAAGTGGTGATTTAATAATACTATTACCAGGAACTCTTTCAACTACTACTGGGTTACTTATACCCGGTAGGGAACAGAATTATTATTTATGCCCGGGTGCAACTTTGATATTTACTCCAAATAACACAGAGTTAATATTTGATAACAATATTACTTCAACTTGTAGGGTATTTGGTAAAGGTACTATAGTAATGACGGGTACTCCGGGAGCTAATTATTCTATAGAGATACAAAATTCGGGGTCTGTTTTAGAATTGGGTATTCCAGTTTTAACTTTAAATAACACAATCTCTATATCAGGAAGTATAACGAATAGAGTAAAAGTTTTCACTATAAATAATGCTTCAGCTAATCATATCTCAGTGGATAACTTACCAGCTAATGGGAAATCTATATGGGAAGGGGTAGAAATACATACTAACTTTACTCATTATAATTTCTTTGATTTTTCAGGAGATTCCACTGCTGAGTATTATTTTAAAAGGTGTATCTGGGTTGACTCTGTGGGGGACAGTACAAGTACATGGGGCCTACCCTCTACTTCAGGTCCTTCAGTAACATTAGAAGATTGCTTATTCAAATTGAATAGTGATTACCTAATGGATTTTAATATTGCTATAAATATCCCTTTAACCTTAAAGGGTAAAAATATATCTAATAAGGGGTGGAGGAATACAGCAGTAGGTTATGGATTTAACTTTTCGGGGGGAGGAGAATTAATAGATTATTTAGGGGGACAATATATTAATACTATGTTGAATAGCCCAAGTACTTTAATAGGTACAGATAGTGATGGTAATCTAGTAAACACAACTGCTTCAATAGAATCCATAAGTGTATGGAAGAAATACACTATAGCTTATTCAGATATTAATGCTATAGGTTCAAGTTCTACCCAGTACTTCTTATTCAATTTACCTGCGGGGGGAGTAATAGAAGATATAAAAATAAAACATTCCCAATCTTTTGTAGGAGGATCCATCTCTGCTTTAACTGTAAGTGCAGGGATTGTAGGAGATGTAGCTAAATATTCCTCACCATTCAGTATATTCCAACCAGTGGCAAGTAATACTTTTATACTATCAGCTGGCCCTTATTCAGAGGATCATGATAATAGTATAGGAATTTACCTTAACTTTGTGGCAACAGGAGGTTTACTAACTGCTTTAACAGCAGGAAGTGTAGACATCTGGTTTTCAACTAGTGTAGTAAAGTAATTTATGGCTGTAAGAATAGAGCATAAGAATAATATTGCGGGGTATTTGGATTGTAGTACTAATCCAAATTTCCCTGCTGCTGTGTTACAACAAAAATTTGTGGTAACTGTTGCGGGTAAAATAGGGGGAGCCAGTGGTATAAATGTATCACCTGGGGATGAAATCGAATGTATTATCACAACTGATACTGGAGGAACTTATGCTGAGGTAGGTGCTAATTTTATTTATATACAAGCTAATGTAGAGCAGGCAACTGAAACCACCCTGGGGTTAGCTAAGATAGCAACCCAAACAGTAACTGATACTGGGACTAATGACACTGACTATATAACAGCTTTAAAATTATTAGTTAACCTTGCTACTAAAGGTAGTTTATTTAGGTACAAAGGAGCTACAGATTGTAGCACTAATCCCAATTATCCTGCAGGAAAAGTAGGCGACGCATATAGAGCAACTAATGGGGGGTTTATAGGGGGATCCTCTGGGAAAACCATAACCACTAATGGTTTATATTATTGCATAGCAGATAATGCTGGAGGAAATGAAGCAACTGTGGGCTCATCTTGGGCTGTACTATCATCAAGCTCATCTTCAACTTCTAGAGGTGCATTTGGCTCATTTAATTCATAAATTTATTTATCCATGGCAAAGAATCAAAACGGATATCAGATTAAGCAACTTGTTACAGAAAGACACGTTATAAATAATGCCACAGGGACAGCATTAGTAACAATTGCTACAGGTCAAGCTGATGATAGCTGGGTATATCATATCGAGATAACCTCCACAGATACATCTGCACAAACTCTTCAGATAATCCATTCTGATGGAACAAATGATGATATTATTTACCAAATATCCATCCCTGCACTAGCAGGCCAAGGTGCCACAGTTGCAGTTGGTTTAATACAAACAAAACTATTGCCTTCGCTTTTATTAGACCCAAGTCAAAACTATTTCCACAATTTACCTAATGGGGAATTTTTGAAAGCAAAGCTGGCATCTGGTAATGTTACCGCTACAAAAGAAATAAGAATAAGAGTAACAAGGGGGGATTTTTAATCATGCTATCCCATCGTTCTGTAATACCCAAAAATACAAACCATTATTACTGGTGGCCTGTTGATTTATCTCGTAAGCATTTATTTGTTTTAAATTTTACAGATCAAACTGTTAGTGTTATTGACACAAGTACAGATACAGTTGAGAGTACTATCTCACTTCCAAGTACAGCAACAGAGGGCACGAACTGGGTTTTTAGGTGTATGCATTATAGACCAGTTGATGATTGTATTTATTTATATGGATTTCAAAGAGTATGTAAAATAGATGCAAATCCAAATTCACCAACATTTAAAAATGTCTATAATGTTGCTGGGACTCTTAATGCTTCTAATTTATTGTCAATTGGAGGGTCTTATAATTATACAGACTGTGCATATAACTGGGCGAATGATAGGGTATATTTAACCAATAATTCAGCTGGAGGCTATGCTTATTGGGATTTTTCATTTACCGGAACTAGCGCATTTTTAACAACCAAATCACAGTTTTTAGCACAAGGTGGCGCATTATATTTTTTTCCTCCGAACAAAATTGTATCAGCTCACTCGCTAGGATTTGGTATATATGATGAAAATGATAGCCAAGATAGCTTCGTTATCGGACAATCAGCTGCTAACCTATGGGGAAGTTTTTGTTATGTAAGAGGAACTAAAGGAGATGGATTCGGTAAATATTTAATTGGCACAGGTGGTATAGGTGTTTTTAATGAAAAAACAAAATTAAGGGATTCAGTTATAGTGTCTACAGGAGGGTCATCTGCCTATACGCAAATGATTCAATCTTTATGTTATGCTCCTGATTACGGACTCTTATTTGGATTTATAAAGCAAATGGGAACTGGGACAGTATATGTATATGACTGGACCAATCAAACAAGCCTTGGAACATTCGTGCGGCCAAATATAGAAGCAAGTGCCATTTATTCTGGCGGATGCGTATATAGTGCCAATTCAAAGAAATTATATTTACAATCTGCCGGTACTGCTTCGGGAGTAACAAGAGTACATGTTTTTAATCCTCAAACATGGATTAACAATGGGCAAGTAACTTTATCTGACAATTATCAAGGCTATATAACTTGCGGTAACATGCAAGATAGTACAAGCCCAACACTTGAACACAGAATGTGTATGAATCACATAATACCGTATTAGTATGGAACTAAGATATAATTTAACACAGTCTGGGTTTGTCGATAGTATTGGTTACAATGAAAAATATAATACAGCCGCAAAGGGTGACGAACCATTTTTGTTAAAATGGGAAGATATTTGCAAATGGCAATTGGTGAATAATGAATGGCAAATAATTAAACCCGAGGACTCAAGGTATATCGACCTATCAGTTAATATGCCTGATCGTGCAGGATACCAAAGGAAGGTTTTTATAAATGCCCTTCCTTTGCTTGACATAAAGGTAGGACAAATTTTAATTGAGATACAAGTTAAACATTACCTTAATGGTATTTGGCAATATGATAATAACATCCAAGATAAATACTTAACTTTATTAGCGGATGACACAACTCGGATTCAGATAGATGCTGAAGGTAATACTTGGGGAGAATTCCAATACTTAGCTTACTTATTTGAGAATACCCAATTCTACTTCCTTCAGGAAGTGGCAAGCATTGTCCAGGATAGAGTAGATTCAGGCTTAGTGGATTTAAAACTAACTTACTAATATGGTACCTAAACATGGGGATCTAGTATTTATTCATAACCAATTTACTTGGGGAGAACCCGGAACATATATGGCCCCTTTTATAAGGGGTTTTCTTGATATACAGGATATCAAATTTGGGATCCCTCCTATCTTCTACAACCATAATGGAAATATAGTTGAAGAGGATAATGATTTATGGATATATGAGGCTGGTTATAATACCAAGAAGAAAAAAGGTGAAGTTATAAGAACTCAGTGGGATGAATGGGTAGCCCATAGAAACCAAGGTAAATACCTAATCCAATACCCAACTTTTCAATTTGATCCCCATGAATATAAAAAAGAACTTAATTCAGTTTTAGGTAAACCTTATGACTTTAATTCTGTACTTATATTTGAGCCCATAAAACTGATGACCTATAAGACTATTTGGTTAGGTAAAAAGGGAGAAAAAGCAACCAATAGTTTTTATTGTAGTAAACTTGCTTCAAGAGCTTATTACAAAGCTACTAATTCAAAACTTTTCACAAACTGGTATAAAATAGATCCTGCAGAATTATTCTATTTGGGTTTATTTAAATCTTATGAAAATCAATAAAATAATTTACTAGATATGCTAGAGAAAGTACCTGTATTAGCAAAAGGTCATGTTATAATTAAGATAGAAGATGATGTAGAATATGACGACCACAATGCTATCCTCACTAATTCAAAGACCATTATAGCTAAATGCATTGGAGGAGATACCTCTTATGTTATAAACAAAATCTACGTTTATAAAGCTGGAGTATTAAAAGCTTCTAAATTAGCAACCATAGCTTTCCCTACTTCTGTAAAAACCCAATTCTCAGTGGTATTTGATTTATTAGATTTTAATGATACCATAGATGAGGTAAGATTAGGATCTGATTCTGGAGGAAATTTCTCAGCTATAACTGGTCTATCAATTACTAAAGATAATTTACACAAAATGTCAATTTACTGGACAATCCAAATAGTTTAATATGGCACAAAAAAGATACCTTCAATACAAGGACCAAGTAGATTCATACTTAGCTAATATAAAGTATCTGGGGATATTAGAGCCCGGCGTGTATAGGGGGTTTGATGTAATGACCCCTATATCATCTTTAACCTTTAGCTTAGAC